TGGAGTAGTGGCATTAATAAAGTTCTCGTTGTAAATGTTTTTGAGCAACACAGCCGAACTTCCAATGAAAGTCAATTCAGTTGTAAAGGGCTGATCCATGCCGTGTGATTCCAGCCTTTTGGCAAAGAAACTAACCGAATCCCATCCGATAGGTTCATCAACTTCTTGCCCGTCAATGTAGAATTTCCACATGGCCCAAAACTACACAAAAAAACCCCGAAAAAATTCCGAGGTATTTACATGAGAACATATAGAACAAAACAAAACAGGGATGAAAGTTGCCCTTCATCCCCGCCAAACAATTAACAAAATGAGATACCAAAACCTGGGCCAAAGATAAGGGAAAATATTTTGGCAGGGCAAACGGGAATAAAAAAAAGGGCCGAAGCCCTTAGTTTGATTTTGTGAGTTCTCGAATGTGTCTTTTGATGACATCAATCTCAGAAATAACTTTTATCAATTCCTTGCCCTTTTCGTTTCCGTTCAAAACGCCATTTGGGTTCATGCGCCTTACCTTATTTAGAAATATAGGATTTTTTATTCTTTGTTCTAAGTCATCAACCCTACCTATCATTTCGTAATAGTTTGGCCAATAATATTTTTGTCCTGCGAAATACCCCTCTGCATAAGCAAATTCCTTTGCAGATTCTATTTTTTCAGCATGATCTTTTGCTATTTTTTCCTGTTCTTCAAACCTATTTTCTGGTTCAATTATATTTACTGTTCCAACAAAGGAAAAAAAAGATTTCATTGATTCAACAGCTCCTTTCCATTCGCTATAATTAAAGGCGTTTTGAATTGTTTTCCCATTATAGTTATACTCAAATTGCATAACTCTGAAATCTTCATCAGGATTAAATAAGCCTTTTGTAGCTTCGTAATCAAAGGAACAAACTACATTAAAACTTTGTTTGCCAAAATGATAACCCCGACAAGTCAGGGTTATCACAAAATTGGTACACCCTTTTTCTTTTAAGAAAAATAAGTGTCGAATAACATCCTTTAACATTCCATGAAAGTTATTTTGCCGTCAGCCTTTGTCATGGTGTAATACTCCATTTGGGCCTTTACAGTTGATACAATCTTTCCTGCAAGGTTGCTGCTTTCCTTGGCTTCCTTCGTGCCAATTTCCCCGTCTTTCAGTTGGTTATAGGTTTCCAAAAGAGAATCCCTTAACTGAACCATGTTTTTGATTTCTGTCTTTTTTGCCATTTTGTTGAATGTTTTAATTTGCAACAAAAGTAAACAAAGAAGCCAGAAAGTCAAACTTTTTTGCAACAAATATTTATCTCAACATCGGGCTTTTGAATTTTGAATTCAATCTTTTGGTTTTAGCGGCCCGTTGTTCTTGGTAGACAAAGAATCCCTCGCGGTCTAATTGGACATTGGTAAAGGGTAATCCCCTCAAAGTTCCTTCAATGGACTCCAATCGTGCGACAATCTGCCCGGGTAAATAGTCTGCACTTGAATTGACCTCATACTTCCCGGAAAGGATTTTCTCAGTCAGTGGCGCAGGGATTACATGGGATTTTTCAGATAGATTGACCAAACTTGCCGTGGATGGTGTTTTATACACCTTCCCGGATTGGGTTACCACAAGTTCGGATCCTTCTTCACCGACAATGGCTTTACCTTGGTAGGCTTTTCCTTTTGTTCCTTCCCGGAATTCAGGGACTGGTTGGGCGAGGATGAACCCTATCTGAGCTGCTGCGGCTGCGTAACTAGCAATTGCTAATGGAGCCGTAATAACACCTGCAATTTGTTGTGCAATGATAGGAGCGACACGGAATGTTACTTCTGCAACTGCTGCGGCTTGTTGTGCTTTAAATTGTTTTATTCTAATTTCCTTTTCTTCCTGCTTACGTTTCTCATTCAGTTCATTTACCTTTTGAGAATTATCCCCTGCCAGACGGAGTTCAGCATCGTACCTTTTAGATAAGGCAGTAAGTTCGTTTTGCGTCCTTTGTGCTTGAAGGTTCATAAACCCATCCAATAATTGAGAGGCAACCTGAGCCGATGCCTGAACTATTTCAGCATCTTTCTTTTTGCGATCTTCAACGTCCTTTTTTCTAAGTTCTGCTAGTTCACGATATAGCTTTGCGTTATCTGCAAGAATCTTATCATTTGCATTCAATGCCGATTCAACCCCATTATTAGCCGCCTCGTCATTTGCTGCCATTATTTGATCATTCGCATTGATTTGATTTAGAATCAGTTTTTCACTTCTTATAAAGGCTTCTTTTTCAGGGTCCACCCCGGTTATTTTTTCGTCACCGATAATAGTTTCCTGAAGAACCTTATTTCTTTCAATGGCTTTTAGTTTAGCATCATAAATGGCCTTTTGCGTTTGATCTTCTCCGTCTACCCTTGCCTCTCGTTCCTTAATACCTTCATCAATATACGCCTGTGTGATTTTTTGGTTTTGCGTCTTAACAATTGCCGGAATTATTTTTGCCTGATCCTTCGCCTGTTTTACATTTTTGTCTGCATACTCTTTTGAAACCTTTAGTAGCTTTAAATTGGTGGCAAACTCCAATTCCATCATAGCTATCTTTTGACCGTCTACTGAAACGGTTTGTTTGATCTTTTCGGCTGCGATCTGCTTGTCTAATTCGAGGAGTTCAACCTTCCTTTGGTATTCTTTTTCTAACGCTTGCATCCGTTTCTTTTCCGCATCTGCAAGGGCTTTTAATTCTTTTTCGGTCAGTTCTTTTTTTACCTTGTTAGTAACTTTAAACCCATTCACCTCCTTTTCAAGAGCATCTAAAACAATATTGGCATAATTTAAATTATCCTGAGCCTGTTTTAAAGCTACTTTGTTCCAAGATCCTGCCGTAATTATCTTTTGATTAACAACCTCGGCCTCCATTTTCTTTTGATATTCAAGAGTTTCTGCATACTTCTGCAAAACCACCTGATCCATTGTGGCATTCTTGTTAATGTTTTTACGAACAGCATTCAATCGCTCCTGCAATTCGTTTTTTAGGTTTGTTGTGATATTGGCTTCTACTCTTGCCAAATCTTCGGCCTTTTTTTCAGTTTTGGAAAGAGTTGCCTTCCTGATGGTTTCAAGAGAAACTGTGGCCAGATTAAGTGTTTCGGCAAGATACTTACTGATTGCAGGTGATTCTAAAAAACGACTCCATGCAGTTGTAAAACGTCCAAGGGTAGCCGTCAGGCTATTCATCTTTTTGTTGGCCGCATCGCCAAACGCATTCTCTAATTCAACTGCAAACTTTGGCAAGAAATCAGTTGAAAGAACCTGCCCCTGCTCCAGCATTTTATTAAGTTCCTGAGTTGTCACTCCCATTGCCTTCGCAGCAAGGTTAAACGCACCTGGAATCCTTTCTCCAATTTGACCCCTGAGTTCTTCAGCCTGAACTGTTCCCTTTGAAACAATCTGAGAAAACGCCAATAAAATACCATTAGTATCCTCATTCGATTTCCCAAGTGCCGTGGATGCTTTTACAGCGGCTTCAAATATTTTATTTGATTCTGCCAGTTTTATACCAGCCAGATTAGACGATACAGTAAAAGAGGAATATGTCCCTGCCAGAGATTGCAAGTCTTTACCATATCTTTCTGCCAAGTTGGTTAAATACTGAAAGGCTTTTCCGTTAGCCATTTGACCCTCAGTTGCGTAGTCAATGGTTGTTCTAAGTCCTTCAAAGGCTGCGGTGGTGGTGTATATTTGTTTCGCCATCGCAATTATTGTACTGACCGCAAAAGCACCGGCAATCGTTTTGCCAAGGTTCCCGACGGTAGAATTCATATTCCCGAACTTGCCGGAAACCTGATCCACGGCTTTGCCTCCTTCCGATCCGGTCTTTTTAAGTTGGTCGTTGTACTTTCGTAGTTCAGCCAGGGCTTCCTTTTCCTTGGCGGTCAAGGTGTTCATGCCCTGAACAACCTGTTTTACATCGTCGTCCTGAACAACGTATTCAACGACAATCTGATTCTTTGATAAAGTGCTCACTTTTTACCATTGCGCTTTGCCTTTTCAAGTGCCTGGAAGTATTCTTCCTTCAGGAAATAGAACTCCCATGCAGACCTGTCGCCAAGTTTTTCAAGGTCGATTCCATTTGCCTTTGCAAAGCTAATATTTTCCGCAAGTCTTTGGCGGAATCGGGTAATTCCTTCTCCGTAGTATCCAACATCTCCATCAATGCCACGTTCAGAGTGGTTTCCATGCTTAGGCTTTTCAAAAAATCTTGAGAAATCTTTTGCAATTCGGCTCCACCCGGAATCAATTTGGCCTCTGGCGTTTGCAAAAAAAAAGCAGGGACATCCCCGTTTTTCAGCCAATGTTCGATTTTCTTGGTTGCGTAGGGGTAGTCGTAGGTAAATGGGTTTTCGACCTCATCAAAGTAAACAACGGATGAAAACTTCAATTCCATCGAAGGATGAAAAGCAAGGTTCATGCGCTCCAGAACCAGAACCGAAATCCGGCTTATTTCTTCTTTACGCTTACCTTCGTCTTTGTATTTGGTTGAAAAAAGGATCTGGTTAATTTCAGAAAAGGCTTTTTGAACCAAAGCCGGTGTTAGCCTCCATTCGGCTTCGTGGTACACCTCTTTTGCGGCCACCATGCGTTCGATTGGAATTTGGATGTCGTGATTCCAGCAAAAATAATTTACGCCTCCGCTTGTGAAGGCAAATTCCACCTTGTGCCAGTGCTTTTTGTCAAGTACCCCCTGGTAATTAGGTGTCGGTGCTGATGAATTTATCGAAGACACAACTGGCTGCGTAGGTCCAGCCGAAGGCATAAGCCACTTGAATAATTTCATTGGGCAAAAATAGGGTTAAAATGTAAAACCAGGGCGCAAAGCAATAAGGGCAAAAACCCAGAGGCTTTGAAAGGTTTTCGGGTAGTTTAGAAAGCAAAAAACCGTACCATTTCAGGTACGGCACGTTGTCGATGCAATACGCAAAGAACCAAGCAAACAAAGCACAGGAAACACCATCAAGAATGATGTGCATTACTTCCTTGGCCGTCTTGGCTTCTTGGTTCCGGGCTTACCGCAGCTTGAGCAGTATTTTTTAGTTTTCATAAATCAAAGGTAGTTAATCCTCCATCTTAAAAACAACCTGATTGATCTTGTACTTTCCACATTCGTCCTGAATATAGATGGTAGGCTTCCCTTGTCCGGCATAAAGGGCATATTCACAGGCAAAGGAGTTTTTCTTTGTGATGCCGGTTACACGGTATTCGACAAAGTCAGTTTTCTGGCAGGAAGCAATAGAAGCCAAAAGAATTAAGGTGGTGAGTAGTTTTTTCATTGTTCTGTTTTATTTAAGACCCATACCCCGCAGGAACTACATCCGTAAAGGCGTTGATAAAAGGTGTTTCTGTCTGCGTAAAATTGCCAACGCTGAACTGAATCGAATCGGTAACAGTGCCGTCTTTTGCGGTGAATTGCAGGAATTGATTTGAGTCCGGATTTTGGAAATGGATGGTATAAGGACCACCAAATGTATTTAGAAACCCTTCTGGAAATGAAATTGAAGTCAAGTCAATGTTCACCCAGTTACCGTCTTCAACACTTAATTCCTCTCTTACAACATATCCAGCACCACCGACAATAAAAACATCAACAACCGGCTCCGCATAATCAGGCGGCAAATAAACAATCAGGTCGTCTGCGCAATTCGGCAAAGAAGCCTGGACAATGTATGGTGGTAAACAGCTCATGGTTCTGATTTTTGCAAATGTATAATCTTTTGCAACAATATTACAAATCAATCATGGAAGAAATTTCGTTGAAGTTGGCCCAAAGGAAATAACGCCATTCGTCAAAGCTGTGCCCAAGGTTCGGGTTTTTGTTCTTCCAAGGATCCAGACTGCCATTTCGATCCACAACTGCCAGCTTTGAATCTTCAATAAGCAAGTCGTTTTCTTCGGCAATTTGGACCAAACAATTTTGAAGCACCAGATTTGTAACAGCCCTTGATGCAATATGCGAAGGGTTGGCCGGAGGAACCTGAATGGCAAAGTCATTGACCCGAAGTCGTTTCTTGATGAATTGGTATGCAGTTATGTTGTCCTGGCTAAATGCGCTCCGGTTCCCTCCTGAAGCATCCCCATTGATTATGAACTCAAAGCCTTTGAAGTCTTCCAAGATCGTATCGCATAACGCACCCAGGTCACCAATTCGATAAGTCCTGATCCGGTTTATTGTGGCGTAATATTTGGCCCCCGGTCCATTTTTCAAAAACTGCTGTACCCCGCAGGTATTGGTTACGTTAAAGTCAAAGGACAGGTAAAGAGGTAGTTCTTTGACCGCTTTAATCTTTGCCTGTTTTACGTGAATCTCAGGATTGAAACCATACGCAAACCTATAATCCATATCCTCAAGTCCCCAGTCCCCCTCAGCCCAAACCTTGTATCTGCGTTCTCCTTCTTTGCCCTTTGATTTGATTCTTAGGAGCCTATTATGGAACTCCTCCCGATCAATGGCATAGTTCTGATAAAAGGTGGACTTGTAAAAAACATGGTTTGCAAGGTCTTTCTTCCTTTGATATTCCGAAAACAGCCAGTGGTTCTGGCTTTCCGGGTTCCATGATAAAATCATTGAAACCGGCGTTCCAATTTCGCCCCGGATAGTTGTTGAAATGAAATCATAATCAGCTTCCTCAAACTGATTGGCTTCTTCCATCCATGCAATATTCGCACCTTCAACTGCCTTTGCCTTTTCGGGCTTATCCATACCAAGACCCCGGAACCAGTTTTTTGTGTGCTTGTTTTGGATAAAGAAGTGGTCTTTCTTGATTATGAAGTCATTCGGGAAATACTTGTAAATCAGATCGGTCAGGAGCTTAAATGTGCTTCCTTCAATGTCGCCATAAACCTTTCGGGAGTGAATTACATTGAATTGATACGGCTTAAAGCTATGGTAAATTAGCTTTCGGGCAATGTTGTGAGATTTTGCTGATGCCCTGGTTCCAAAATGCCCCTCAACTGTGTAAAGTGGTTCGATGAAAGGCCAATACCACTTCAGCCAAAAGTTCCGTTGAAAGTTGAAGTTCATTCACTTTTTATCTGTTATGCTAATTTGGCCCGGATAAAAGTTAGCACAAATGTATTATTCCCCTGGTGGAGGTTCAATTCCGGAAATGGTGACGGTAAGTTGTTGGGGCGTGGTTTCGATTTCGTGGCGATCCTTCCATTCGTCTTTAAAGCGGTTTTTCATGTTGAAAATCCAAACCGTTGAATTTAAAGAGGTTTTGGTCTGCTGAATATTGCCGTCTTCGTCCCGGACCATTGTTTCCTTGTTGATGATATTTTCAATCCCCAATCTTTCCCAAAAAAGCCTTGCTCTTTCAATGCCTATTTTTTTGGAGTCAAGAAATTGAGGGTTTGCTTCCTGCCAATCGTAAATGGTCTGCTTCGAAACGCCAACTAATCCGGCAAAAGATTCAAACGAGAATCCTTGCGCCATGTGTTCGATAAGCAGTTGGCAATGACTTTCTTCATACTTTGTGGGCCGTCCTGCTGGCATAGTTCTCTGGGTTAAGTGCCTGAATAGATTTCATATTCGTTTTTTCAAATTCAAAGGTAGGAAGAAAATTGCTTGCAAAAAAAAAAGCCCCTTATTCGGAGGCTTTCAATTCTTTCAAATAATTCCGAATCATAATTGTAACCCGGTTCTTGTGTCCGATTGGGATTCGAAAAGCAACGGTTTCGGTTTTGGGACCGGTTTTTCTTCCGGCCCCTGGCTTGCGCTTCCCGTTTGTTGGGATTCCTTTAGGCATAAAGTTAAGGGGCCGAAGCCCCGGTTTTATTATAGACTTGTATAAAGTCCTGTTGTTTTTTCAAATATTGATTTCAACATATCAGAATAGGCTCCTTCCACTTCTTTGATTGTTTTTACATCAAGTCCTCTGAATTTGCAGAACTTCACATCGTAAGTATCCATTGAGTTAAGAGTTACATACATGATATTTGCAATTTTAGAACCTTTGAATTTTGCTACTAAAGTGTTTCCGTCTGAATAACAAGTAGCTCCGGTCATTACGATGAATTTGTTACCACCTAGTTGCTGAAGAATTTGAGATGCGATTGTCATTTTGTTTTTTGTTTTGTTTGATGCAACAAAGGTAACACCACTTTTTATTTCTGCAAACTTTTTTAAGAAAAAAGGCAAAAATTTTTGAAATATTTTTTTTGGCTTTCTTTGGGGCATGGAATTAAAGCATTTCAAACTGTCAGAATTTGACAGCCCTGATTTACCAGGATCAGGAAAAAACATGAATCCGGACTTTCTGAAAAGACTTGATGAGGCCCGTGAAATTGCAGGAGTGCCGTTTAATATCAACTCAGGCTTTCGTACTTCTGCCCATAATGCCAAAGTAAAAGGGAAACCTAATTCGTCCCATTTGCGGGGATATGCGGCTGATATAGCAACAAAAACGCCCTCCATTAAGTTTAAGGTTCTGGATAGTCTTTTAAAAGTAGGTTTTGACAGGATTGGTGTTTATTCAACCTTCATCCATGTTGATTGTGATCCACAGTTTAATGAACAACGCTGTGTAATATGGTAACGATTAAAGAATTTATTCAGGTTGCATTGCACCACATTTCTAATGCCCCTGGCTACTACTACAACCATTTCTTTTGTCCTGTAAAACGGGAATCCATTATGCTCGGCTTTAGCGGTCTGGCAATATCATTCAGTTACGGGCTGCACAAGCTATCTGAATACATTGCCGAAATCAACCTTATATGGTCCTTTGTGGCCAAATTGCTTTCAGGACTGATCCTGGTAATGAACTTCATTATGGTCTTTATGGCACTTGCCAAAAGAGTCCGGGACTGGAAAAAGAATGAGGAACAAGAAGGTAAGGATGAATTCAAAAAACGTAACCGATGAAAAAACTGTTTTGCCTTTTGCTTTTTGCCCTGGCAGGTTGCGCTAAGGAGTCCGATGTTGAACGAGTAAATTTAAAGATTGCAGAACTTCAAAAACAGGACAGCATTTTCAAGACTCAGCTTGCAATCGAACGCCAGGAACGTCACGAAATGGATTCAGCCATGGGGTATTACATTGCCTTTCATGATAGTATACTTGAAAAGTCCTTGTCTAAAATTGAAAAGTCAAAACGTCGGGGTGCATTTTGGGGATCCTTTGGAAGGGCTTTGATTGGGAAATGACAGATCAAAGGGGAAGTTTTCAGAAACGAATGCAGGTACTTGCCTACATCGCTTCTACGCTTACCCTTTGGGGCGTAATCCCTGCCCTTGGGTTTGTCAATAAGCAATTAGACCTGCATATATCCAATGAAGTAATGGTCTTAGTTGTTGGTGGACTTCTTACAACCTGGCAGGATTTGACCAAAAAGATTTTCCGAATCCTTGTTAATGGGAAGGAAGGGTAATAAAAAAAGCCCCTGATAAATTACCAGAGGCTTCCGACTATGCGGCCAGCTTCCTGCCAGCGGCGAAGTCTACATTGATTTGTGTGCCGGTTATGGCTTGTGAAGTCTCCCTCGGTCTCTTTCTCGCTGTCAAAGCCGGTCGGCCCCTGTTGAGAAACCCGTATTTCTACGGGTCGGCCCATGAGAGCTACTCATGGGGCTGTTCAAGGTTTTGCCGTTCCTATCGGAGTTCAAAACGGCCACACGGCGAAGTGTGTTAGTGGAGCCGGAGGGATTCGAACCCTCGTGCAGACAAGTGACTACTTTGGTACAAGCGTCTTCGCTGCAAAAATAAAAAAAACCGCTCAAAATTCAAGCGGCCTTTCCAGTCATTTAACCAAATTCTCACTTTTCAAGGTCTTCTTCCACCATCTTACAATTTCCCATCATCCGCCAAAGCAAGGTAAATACTTCTTCGGCCTTTGCCTGAACTTCTTCCAAGGTTGATCCATATAAATGCTCCACATCTGAGAATCCAGAATCAGCCTTTGGGAAAGATGGCACCGTGCATGAAAATCTGCCAATGTCATCAATAGGGCGTTTGAAGTTTTGTTCAATCTTGCAGATTTTGACATGATGGACTTTGCCATAAACATTTTTTAGCCATTGCTTATTTTCAGCCAATCCCTTTTCAATGTCCACAATCAAATGTCCATAAACGGCCCATCTGCCACTTTTGTCCGGTGTCATCTGTCCTTTCGACACGTAGTGGAATCTCCAGATTATTTGTGGTTTCATTTCTTCTCAACTTTTACAATTTCATCTTCCACAATACTCCACCCCGCATTTACAAAATACTTGTCATTAAACTTGTATGCCCGAAGCTCCCCTTCGTTTTTTGTCTCAATCGTGTACTGATTATCCGGATAGAACCGGGCCAAAAGCTTATAGTCCATTTCTGTTCGTGCAGTTCCGGCCTTGAATAGCCTTTTGTAGATCATCGTCTTCTCCTCATCCAGAAACGAATCGTATCGGTCAATCACTTTTCGGACAAATCCGATGCAAACACCCGTTGACCCGCCGAAGCAGGAATCCAAAAGGCGCAGGGTTTCGAAAAAGTCAATTTGGATCATTTTTTGTATTCTTGAAACTCCTTCCAATATTTCCGGGACATCACAACCCATTCCTGGTCCAACTTCATCTCCACCACTCCAGATGCCCAATGCTTCCGGGCCGGTATGCCGTTGCAGTGGCCGTAGGTGTAGCGGTTGTGGTGATAGATGACATAAGCCACAAACAGAAGGAAGCCGGTTATGAGGATTTCAAGCATTGTATTTCAACTAATCCAAAACCCGAACCTCCCTTACCCGGACGTGAGAATCCAAGGCAAAGAAATCAATCTTAATGGTATTCACCCCAGCCCGATTAACCGGAATGTTCATCTCCAAAGCACCAGGGACCGCAACACCAAGCTGCGTGCCGTTGACAGAAACGATTGCCTGTCTGATCGGGCTGCCCCATTTTGAGCCAGACAAGTACCCCGTCCATATCCGGATACAATCCACGCTGGCATTGTTATAGGTCAAGGTCAGGCTTGTTTGTGGGGCATTTACAACCCATCTGGAAGCGTTGGTGTTGTCAATACCATCCAATGCCTTATCAAAGCCCGGATGGCTTCCTGTAACGCTTGTGTGAGCTACCAAGGTGCTGCAAGTAGTAACGGGTGGTAATGGTGGTTGTGTCGGGGTGTAAGTCTGAAGGCTTGAATAAAAAACAGCCCGATGTAGCTTAGCCAATACCGATGGATGCAGGGTGTAGGTTGCCTGTCCCCAAATATGAGCATAACTATTCCAGCCTCCCGATTGGCGTATGGTGGTCCGGTTGCACCTGATCGGAACGGGGGAACAAGTTACTTCCCCAGCTGCTGCGGAATCCAGTCTTCCAAGTGGCCTGCCGTCCTTGGTGTACCACTCGCAACAGTTATGGGAATGTGAGATTCCCAAGTTATGCAGGATTTCGTGACCAATGGCGTACTCGTCATTCCCCGGCTTATCAAATCCTCCTGCAATCGCTTTGCCGAAGCCAGAAATGGCGTATGGTGCAGTTGTCAGGCTTCCTCTGGATATGAAGGCCGAACCACCTAATCCAGAACGTCCTGAGATGCGAAGCATAAAATTATTTCCTACCCTTGGAACCGTTGATGAAAACTGAAACAGCATATTATTTCCGTTTGTCTGACGGCTTACAATGTCGTGGCGGGTTAGGATCTTGATTTGGCTGATTGTGAACCTTAGTCCCGTCTGGCGTTCCATGTTCCATGCAATCCGGGCGAATCTGGCTCTGACCGTGTCTTCGGTAAAAGGCTTCCAATGTGCGTTGTAAATTGAATCCACTTCGATGTAAAACGGAACAATGCGATAGCTTCGGTAAGTTGGTTCCCAGAAATCCGGTTCACTTGCAGCCCTGAGCATTGACGGCTCTGCTGGCGCAGGAACTTCGTCGGAGGTCACAACCAATTCGTCGGTTTGTGGGCCTGTTAGGTTGTGGGTGCAGCTTCCTAATCCCATCAGGAAAACTGCTAAAATGAAAAGTGTGTTTTTCATGGGGTAAAATTAAAGCTTTTTGTTTTGTTGCTTTTCAATCTTCTGCTCCAATTCATTGATATTCTCCGCATCATGCTCCCAATCCCCTTCTTTGGCCATCTTCAGCATTTCATTTGCATCTTCAATCATTCCGGCCTTAAAGGCTATCCAGCCCGCTGACCTAAATAAAATCAGGGTGTGGCGTTGCGTTGTGGCAGATTGTAGCGGCTTCCTTTTCGGATTGAAAGGCAATTTTTCGGGCAACCTTTGCTTTTTCCAAATCATTTTTCCCCTCATACACAAGTGCTTTGTATGAACAAGAAATGGCTACATCGTGCAGCTTTTGAGCAGATTTAAATTTCATGGCTCTGGATTGAGTTTTAATAGACTCAAAATTTCTAATCCTCTTTTGTGGCATATTTCAATTTGCTCCCACCCATGCCCATCATAATTTTTTTCATGGAGTAATATGTCTGCCGCTTCGATTAGCTTGGCCAACACAGAAGCTGTGTTCCATGCTTTTCCTTCTTCAGTAGGCAGGGGTGGTTCTTGCCCACTTTGAAGCCCAATGATTTTCCCGGCAGCAAAAATCGACTTCAGCTCGGCTGGTGTGCCTTTTTTAAGGATTTCTTTTTCAACCTCTAAGGCTGCTTCAAGGTCTTGTTTTGTGTATTTCATGGCTCTGGATTGGTTTTTGTAGAATATTTGCTCCAGTCCCATCCACTACCATCTTCATAAGCATCTGGCTTCAGCAACTTAGCAAGTCTTTTTTCGGCTTTTTCGTGTACCTTGGTATCTCGACAGCAAGAACAACCTTCAGAGATAATGTAGTCCGCAAATGCTTGTCGGATTTGCTCCACCTCCGACATCTTTTTATCCCCCGCCAAAAAATCGGCTGCGGAGATGCGGGGGCGGTCGTTGATTTCGCCCGCATCAGAGGTGTACATACACCAATCTTGAGCCTCTATATCAAAGGCTATATTGGGGTATTTTTCAAAGTCTCGGCCTACTGAAAAGGGGGAATAAACATTCTCATCCATCCCCACTAATTTCCCAGCCACCATTTTCGCCTCTTCGGGCGTTTTTGGGACGATTACAAAGTCCCGGATGTTTTGTGTGTTCATGGTTTCAGCCCTAAGATAGTATCGTAAAAGTACAGAAGGACTTTCGAACAGTTACCTCTTCCCCCTTTTCTACTTCATTATAAGCAAGCATAGCCTTTGCCTTACCTTTTATAATGATGCCCGATGCCCAGGTTTTATCTTGGTGAGTAAGTTTCATTCTAAACTTGCCTTTTCTTTGACTTGAAACGTCGTAGGTTTTGCCAATTTCTAAAATTTGATCTGACATTGTTTTGTTTTAATTAGATTTTCTCCCTTTCAATTCCCTCTTCCTTTTGTTGATATAGTAGGTATTGACGGTCTCGCCAATGTCATCCTTTGCGATGCGTTTTACCTTGTATTCAACGGTTCCCGGACCAAGGATTATTGAATCAATGATGCCCTGGTTGTCCAAGTTATTGATGTATTGCTTTTTTGAATGTAAGGTGGACCAGAAGGCAGTTGGGGTCTAATCTAAATGGACTTCCGGAAATGTAGGCATGGTAGTCATACCCGACCCTTTCAATCCGGTCAATCTTGTTCCGATTCAGATACTCCGAATCGGTAGTTTTGGAAATCATGGGATTTGCCCTAATCAATTCGGCAATAATCCGGCCTTCAAATTCGTCGGAATAATTAACAATCTGATGTATGCCTAAGATTTTATTGATTGTTGTGTTAATGAACACCACCTCTGAAGCATCAATCTGGTGGAAGGTCGTGGCGGAGGTTTGCAGGAAAATCATGATTTTATTTCGCTTTGTTCTTGCAACAAAAGTACAGCTATTTTCTGAATAATTTCGTTTTTGTTGCAAATTTTCAAAGAATCTTGAATGACTTTCAGTTTTGCCTTTTCTGCGAGCTTCTCAAAAGGCTTCGTTCCCTTGAATTTTTTGAAATCCAGTTTTCCGGTTTCAGTAAATTCCTGAATCATTTCTTTGACCAGGTTCCTTTCTTTAAAATCCGGGTATCCGGTGTAAATCCTGGCAGGATCCATGTCTTTGCAGAACTCAGCAAGAACTTCATTAAACACCTTGGTTTTGAATTCCGGCAAAGGATCAATAAACTTCCATTCAATCAAGCGGTCGTAATACCGATGCAGCCCGAACATTGACTTTTCAGGCTCAAACAACCATTCCCTGTAAAACGCCACGGCTTCTTCATGCTTTTTGTTGGCGTAATACTCAACAACCTCTTTTGGCGGTGGTGGTGGACAGGCTTTGCTTAGATGCCCAAAGTCCATGCGGAATTTTTTATACCATCCGAAAATATTGGCTGCGCTGATTGTTGTGAGCTGGTCATCAAGTTTGATTTCTCCAAATGAGGCCATTTCCAAGGCTTTCAGGATGTCGTCGATAATCGCATGGGGATAAACCTCCATGATTTTCTTTATTGCTGCTTCTGCGGTCTTCAGACATTCGCCCTGGTCCTTAAAGGTTAGCTTCATAACTGCATGGGCCGCAATAATTCCTGCTGAAATTTGAGCCTCAACCATTTCTGAATCTTTTGCAAACTCATAACTGAGCCGACCAGGTTTTTCTTTTAAAAATGTAAGGGTTCCTCCAGAACCTAATAGCTTACGAGTTGCTTCCATTGTTTGCGTGTTTCTTTTTTATCAATTCCAATACCCCTTTAAGGTTTCTTTCCTGCTCTGACATTTCAGTTCCGTCAGGATGGTATTCTTTTTTTGGTTCTGGCTTACCATTTGGTTTTTCCGGGAAAATACCCTTCCACCGATTTGCGATTGAATTGTCAATAATCTTTTCGGCTCTGTGGAAATCCCCGCCAGAATAGTCGATCAACTTTTTTACAAATTCATCCAGGGTTGCCTGGGTTTTGTAGGTTTCCCGATGTTCGGCTTTTTTGTAGTCAATCCATTTTTTTACCAAGGGTTCAAAAAGTCCGTAGGTGTCGGTTTTGATTTTTACCCTTTCCCCTGCACCCCTATCCCTAATTACAATTCCAGTTTCATTTACACTTTCATTTACACTTTCATTTACACCTTCAGAACGTAATACGTTCGTATTACTTTCGTTTCTATGTTTTTCCCATCTCTTATTCACTGATTCTTTGGCTTTTAAGCCTTTTTCTTTACGGATTAACATCTCTTTTTCAAGTCGTAAAGAATAACTCCCGGATTCGTCGTGCTGAAATTTTGAATACACTGATGCCCCGTTCGTAATTGAATCGCATTGCGCTCGTAATACGTTCGTATCAATTCTCCCCCCATGTTGATGTTGAGCGCACAAAAGCCGAATGTATAGGCCAACCTGCTCATTTGACATAAACATGGTCCCTGTCAAAAAATCGGAACTGTAAAACAGGAAAGCTGGATCTTTAGCCATAAATTTAAAACACTAAATGTTCAAACCCCGGCTCTTCATTATACCATGAAACATAAAGTTTGCATAGCTTATAAAAATTTTCACTTTCTAAATCAACTATTGAAACAGAATCGCCATTTGTTGTTTTTAGCAAAACTGAATCGCTAAAAATTGTAACTACTAATTTCCAATCATCTGCTCGATCTTCTAATAAAAGATTCATAAAAACAAAAACCCCATCCGGCTTTCCTGTTTGGAACCAGCGAGGTAACACGCTGAACAGTACCGACCGAATGGGGCTTTAAAAATCTTCATTTTTACCTTATTTTACCGGGGTTCCAATCCGGGTCTTTCGACATTGCAAATATACAGTTTTTTTAAATCACTCCGTAGTGAATCAGAAAAACACCCGCCAAAAAAAGCAATCCACAGGCCAACAAAAGACCAGTTTTCAAGGCAGAATTGGCCCCTTTTAGCTTCCCGATTTGTTCATTTAAGTAGTCAATCCGATCAGTCATTTGGTTTTCTTTGTCCAGGGCTTCGGTACGAATCCGGCCAATCTTGATGTCCTGTTCGGTCTTGATTTCCCGCAAAATTTTGATGTCCTGCGCCAAAGAATCATTTTGCTGTGTTGCCAAAGTCAGACGTTTCATCACATCGTTTCTTTCTCTTTCAAAGTAATCTTTGCCCTTTCGCAAGCTTTCAGTTTTGCGCTCCAGATCTTCAACTTTCTGAAGTTCCTGGATCAATCCGACCGGAAGATTGACTTCAACAAAGTTTGATGAATCTTTGTGGGCTTTAATTTCGGCTTTCCAGGTATCAGAATTAACCTGACCAATGATGTGAATACTTCCCCGACCTACTCCGAGGCGAAGACCAATTTCGATTTTCGGTGTTTTCATTTTGTTTATTTTTGCAACAAAGGTAAAACAGGATTTCTTTTCTGTGCAACAAAATTTTGAACTTCATAAATAAATTCATCCAAAGACCAAGTTACCAAAGTTTTCCATCCACGTTTTTCAAGTTCCCGAAGCCACCATTTTTGTTCTTCGGTTAATGTATTGCGGCCTACTTTTAGTTCAATGGCAAAGCCAACATAACCGCCATAAGGCTCCTGAATTAGGCAGTCTGGAACGCCACGCTTTACGCCCTTTCTTTTTAGGTGTATTCCCTCCAGGCTTATCTTTTGCCCCGATTTCAGTTCGTAGGATTTTGTCTTACGCTCATTTGCCGGATGAAACCAAAGCAGACCAAGCGTATCTAAAAACCTGGCTGCTGAAATCTGAAAGTCATCTTCGCTGCCACGGTATGGGGCAAACTGTTTTTTAGTCGGTAAATCCAAAAAAGAAAAATTTATTCGATTTTGTTGCAAGTTAGTTTCTTTGTCTATCTTTGCAACAAATTAAAGAACAAATGTCAGAACTGAACAGCAATATTATCGCCTTGACCGCAGCAGAATTTTGCCGCAAGACAGGGCTTTCACGATACATGATTACTCGAAACAAGAACAAATTCCAATGGGCTGATCCTGACCCATTGTTTAAGGAACGAATCCTGACTACTGAGGCGAATTTTGGAATTGCGGAAGAAATCCGGAAGCAAAACGCTGAACGGGTTAAGAAAGATTGATAGGTAAAAAGTGATAATTGATTGTAAAGAGCCTGGTATTTTATCAGGCTTTTTTTATTTTTTGTTGCAGGATTCGAAAGGTTGTTGTATTTTTGTTGCAAGTTTTAAACACAACAATTTATGTCAAATCAACAAGTGCAACCGGCGAATACGTCGCCAATTCAGTTTCTCCAGCAGGACAATGTCAAACGAAAGTTTGAAGAACTTTTGGGCAAAAGAGCATCTTCTTTCCTGACTTCGGTGCTTCAGATCGTAAGCAACAACTCTTACTTGAAAAATGCCAGTCCCCAATCCATTTACAATGCAGCCTGTGTTGCGGCAACTTTAGACCTGCCAATTAACAACAACCTTGGCTTTGCATACATCGTGCCTTATGGCAAAGATGCACAGTTTCAGATGGGTTACAGAGGTTTTATTCAGCTTGCTCAAAGATCGGGGCAGTTTAAGACGATTTCAGCTACTCCGATTTATCAGGGTCAGATTGTTGCTGAGAATCCTTTGACTGGATATGAGTTTGATTTTACCGTATCAAAAACCGGAAGCCCGATTGGGTATGCGGCCTACTTTAAATTGTTAAACGGGTTTGAAAAAACCCTATACATGACCACCGAAGAACTTAAACAGCACGGTTTACGGTTTTCTCAGACCTTTAAAAGAGGTCAGGGACTTTGGAAGGATGACTTTGAATCAATGGCGTTGAAAACCGTTATTAAGTTGTTGCTGTCAAAGTTTGCGCCATTATCCGTTGAAATGCAGCAGGCTGTAATTACTGATCAGGGAGTTATTGACAACCCTGATACATTGGAAGTGGCTTATTCGGACAACACAGAACCCGAAATTAACCACGAACTTGAAAGGGCCGAAAAAATGGTTGTTGCTACAACTTCGATTGAAAAACTCGAAGCACTTCTTCTGGAATTGCCGGAAGATATTAAGGTTGAATTGCAGCCTGTAATTGAGAATCACCGGGTTTTTATTGTCAAAGCAAATGAGCAAGCCTAAATTCCGCTGTTCCGGATTGTCGCACTTGATGACAGAGCCAAAGTCAGCAGCCGACAAAGCGGCTGGCAACCTTTCCGAAGGGGCAAAAGTCCACGCCTTGAACACTTGGATTTCGCACACATACAAACGCAGGGAAGAGGTCTATTCGAAGTACCTGGAGAAAGGCAATGAAACAGAAGAAGATTCTATTACGCTGGTTTCTTTGGCTTATGGAGTGTTTTTGAAAAAGAACGAAACCTTTGTTGAAAATGATTGGATTTGTGGTACTCCGGATTTGTTCACAGGTCCGGAACTAATGAAGGCAGAAACAATCAGGGACACAAAGTCAAGCTACGACATCTATACTTTTCTTCGGACAAAGCAGAAAGGACTTCCGGATTCGAACTACTGGCAGATTCAATGTTATTTGTGGCTTACTGGCGCAAAGGTCGGGTTTGTTGATTACTGCCTGAATAACGCTACTCCGGACTTGATTTTGGATGAACTTCGCAAAGTTAGATGGGCAATGCGAACCACGGATTCAGATGAAAGCCCGGAATTTGTAAAGCGTGCCCAAATGATTGAACGCTTAATGATTTACGATTTACCTGGATTTCGGAAGCGTTACCCAAACTTTGATTTGTACACCGAAGTTGAAAAATGGGAATACGATGTTCCGCAGGAACAAAGGATCCATACCTTTGAAATTGAAGCCAAACAATCCGAACAGGAATTGATTAAACGAAAAGTCGAAAAGGCATGGGAGTATATGGAATCCCTGTAAAACAAAAAATCCCGGCACAACACCGGGATTTTTCTTTTGGCGGCTTATGTGAAATAATCGTCCGAATAGTCGTCCGAATAATCCCCTTCTCCTAAGCCGCCTTTGTAAAACTTGCTTCGAACACACCGTTGATTCCTTCCAACGCATCCCCGGAAGGGAACATATTGGTTGGTGCGGCATAAACATCGAAGTAGGCTTCCATCCAGATGTTGTAGTTTTCGTTACACTCATCCGGAAGAATGCGCATATCGGCCCGGGCATATTCAGCACCTGGGATCGGCATTGTAAAACGCTCCATTGTTCCAATCTTTCCAAATTGGCCTTCATACTGAAGAAATGGAGTGTAGATCAGGGAGCCTGGGATGAAGATGGCAGCATCAGTTTCTGCACCAAATTCAGAAGCCACGTTCTGATCATATTCAAAATCTGCGATTCCGGTATTGGCCCGAACGGTTGAAAAATCAACGCCATTGGCTCCTTGTCCGAAAAAGCGAGAATCATTCATCCAGACTTGCTGAAGCGGTCCAGCACCACCGATGATAATTGGCGCACCTTCAAAAGTGGTAACCATGATGTCTTGCTTCATCCGGAAAAGTTCACCGGCGTTCAATGAACCATCTGCGTTCTGAATCTGGTAGGTTTTGGAAGCTACTCCACCAAGCCAAGTTCCATAAGCAGCAGCGATTGAAGTCAGGATGTCCTGGTTGATTGATTGCACCAAGGCATTTGACATCAAGCGGATGTCAGAGAACATTTCCCGGATAACTGACAAAGCAACTTGGGCATCACCTATTTGAGAGGCACGTTCTATGATCATTCCAGGGTTATTTGCCCCGGTTAAACGTACAAGTTCAGAATACGCATCGCAGTAAGCACGAACCTGGGCTTCAGTCATTGACTGAGAGATTCCCCGGTATTGCGTTACCTGAAATGATTCTTCGATATATTCCGAAGTCGGCCCAAAATCGCAGTTCTTTACGTCCACAGTATCAGAAGCTAACCTTCTGCGCTTGTAAACGACACGAACTTCTTTTGAGTGACCAGTTCCAGAATCATTTGCTCCACGAATCACACGGCCCCTTGCAAGGTTTTGTGGAAGTGTAAGAGCCTTCAAAGCACCACCGACAATCCCAACGGACTGAGGGTTGTTAATGGCATTATCTGACAGCGATGTAAGAATCGCCGGACAGATATTAGCGGTATTTACTGACATTTTTATTGAGAAGATTTCTCAAACACACCGAACGCTTTGTCGATGTCTTTGAGTACGCTGGCCGCATTGCTGGGCAGCTTAGGAGTGCCTGCACCACCTGAAGGAGGTACGAATCCTGGAGGGTTACCGGAGCCACCTGTGCCACCAGGAGCCGCTTCACCGATCAGTTTATGTTTTTGCAAAGTTAAAAGATGTAAATTTGAATATCCAAATTCTTTTCCTTCGACAACAAGGGGCAAAGATTCGTCATTTACATTGACCAATTTAAAGTCGTTTTTATCAACATCAAAAACCAGCTTTCCACCAAGAGCAGCAGCTTCAGTTTCGATTGCAGTCTGATAAATTGAAGCACGTCCGATTTCAGGGATTGCCTGGTTCCAGTTGAAGTTGGTTTTCCCAGTCAAAACAAGTTTTTGAATTCTGGCATTGTATTGCGCAGTTGTTTCACCAATCTGCTTTTCGTGCGTTTCCTTCAGTTCTTTTAGTAGCCTGTCTTTTTCGGCCATCTGACGGACATACTCTTCATTCCCTGGCTTTGACTTCTTTGCCGCTTCTACCTGATCGTGCATGAGTTCCATTGCACGCTTGTACATTTCGCCCGAAGACTTGATGTTTTTAAGTTCGGCAATTCCTTCCTGAGAAACCCCGAAGGCTTTGGCCTTTTCGATTATGGCTTCATCGGTTCCTTCTGCGAATTTCCGAATATGATAGTTCTTGGTGTCGATGTCGTTTTGCCCAAATGTTTTAGCTTCTGAAATTGACATCAAACCCTTGATTTTATTTGAAACTCCATCAGGCAATTCAAAGGCATCCAGCCCGGATCCTGATAAAGCAAGTGCCAGTTCCTGGTCATTTTCTACCCCTACCTTTTTGGCAAGTTCAAGAAGTAGGTCTTTAATCTTAGGCATTTTCTAATGGGTTTGTGGGTTCAGTATCAGTTTTGGCAGAAGGCTTTTTCTTTGGGGTTTGCGCTTCAGCTTGTGCCGCTTGCAGTTTTGCCATTACTTCCGGATTTGCCAAAAGTGCCTGAAGCAGATTAGGATCAGAAAGACTGTTGGTATCAATCTTGATTTGATGGACGATCTTTTGTTCGTGCCGTTGTCCGGGCAGTTCAATATTCTGCCAAACCTGGGACCGCTTGTTGAAGTCCTTAGAAAGTGCCTTGAAAGCAACCGAAGCCAGGACTTTAATCTCCCGGGTGTCTGTTCTTTCGCCTGTTTCAAAGTTCTTTTCCCGTTTGATCAAAGTTACCTTTTCCCGGGGCTTTGTTCTGGCCAGTTGGCCGAGTTCGTAAAGAGTCATATAAAAATTATTGAGTGTGCCGAATAAATGAAGGATTTGACATGGAAACCTTTTCCTGTCGTATAATCGAAGGGTTGGTAAACCCATAAGATTTAAGTTTGTATTGAATACCTGTCAACTGCCAATCAATTCCGCCCTGCTGGATTTCCGTTCCTTCCAAAAACAGTTGTGCAGCATTTTGGTTGATTGCGTAGGCATGGGTAAGCCACATTCCAGAACCCTGGTATAGGTTCTTCCACGGTCTTTCTTCTGCCAGTTTTAGCGTTGAAACAATGGACTTTTGATTTGTGCAAAAACCAAAATTCACATAGTCCCATGCTGGCATTTGGTCCCAATTCAAGAAAACTTCTTTGGCTAATGGTTCAATGCGAAAGTCATCTTCGAGGATCAGGCAGGTTTCAAGTTCGGACTGCATGAACTTTTGGTAAACGGTTCGATGTGAGGCATAGCATCCAATTTCACCCTGAGAAACCGGACTTAACCTGTTTTTGAGTTTGATTGAATTGTCAACCTGATGGCTGATTTCTGATCCAGTTGAACCAAACACAATTTCCGGAGGGTTGCCGTTTTTATCAACTAACCCGCCCAAAGATTCCATATGCCTGACATATTTACGCTGTCTGGCAACGGCTCTTTTTAGGGTTATGATGTAGATTTTATTAAACGGTGCAACCATTTTGCAAAGGTATGCAACTATTTGAATATGCAAATACTTAGCAAGTCGGGCAGTTTATATCTTCGAGAACAGTGAAATCCACGGTGAAAAAGTATAGTTCAAAGTTGAAGTTTGGCGTTCCCCAATAAGTCGAGGCTATTGCCTTTGAATCCATGTTTGAGTCGGTATAGGTCATTCCTGGTATCTGATTAACCACCGATGTTACAAAGGCTTCAGCATAGTGCTTTTTTGACATTCCTACCAATTTGTAGGATACATTCCTGGAAACCGGTCCTTTATTCCCGCCCCTGATTTGATCAGTTGGCGTTGCTGATTCTTGAATATAAAAGAAAGTCAAGTCGTGCTGATCAGAAACACCACAGGCTCTATTTTCGGGAATGGAATAGTAATTGGCACCTTGGTCCACTTCAATAGCTTCATGGGCTAAACCATAGTTCAGAATTGAACCTGGGAACTTCTGCTCTAAAAGGCTGCACAGTTTTTCAAAGTCTTTTTTCATCTGCTGAGTAGTTTTTGAGATTCTTTGTTAATGGTGTTTAAGGTCAGTTTGTTTTCGGTGTCGCTTGGATCAAAAACAGTTCCATAACGCTCCTCATTGTATTGGGCTATTTTAAACTGATTTCCGGCAAAACCATACCCATAAGAATTTGGCCCTGATGGAGCAGCCCGAAAGGCTAAGAACATATCCCCGGTCAAGGTTAGGTCCACAAATGCAACCTGACGGCCAAGGCTTCTACGGAGGTCTTTGTAGCCATAGAATTCATTGGTATCGCCAAAAGCCCGAAGCCGTCTTCCAATTTGCTTTTTTGTGGCCACTTCATTGAACCTTGCCGCTAATGGACCACCCGTAATGGTCTTGTCCGAATATTCGCCAATCTGGGATCCATCCGACTTTTTGCCATCATTCTGAACCCTTCTTTTGATTTCAGGGACCAAAGTAACCACAGCAGCCCGAAGCACCTTATTGGGGTCCACAGCATCTTTCCAGTTGCGTTCCTGAACCTTTATGAAGTCAGATATTGAATTATATTTTGGCATTTCTTTGAACTTTTGTTGCAGGATTCAGAACTTTGTTTTACCTTTGCAGAAACAAAAACAGAACATGAACACAAAACTAATCATTCCGGCAATTTATGTGCTGATTGAATCCGAGGCTCACGTAACCTTGGAAATCAAAGATAACGCTGCGGAGGCTATGGTCCTGCTTCTTAATCAATTTGGTGGCGTTCTTGAAGTCAAAGATGGTGGACTTCTTTATACAGAAACCGTTGGCACATTTGTTCATCTGAAGGCATTTGTTCCGATGACTGAAATAAAAAGGCATAATCAGACAGAATCCTTTGGTTCTTCGATTTCCTTCAATGGGATTGGCACAAAGGCAGAATGGAGGGATGGGATTCTTCACGTTTAGTCAAATGAAAAGAGAACTAATTGATTCTTTGAAAAGATGGGCCGTTTTGGCGGCTCTTCTTGCCTTTTCAATTTATGTCTGGATTCAGATTGTAGCAACCTTAATTCTGAAATAAAATGTTTGACAACGACACCCCACCAACCTACCCTGTTACAGTCCAGGACTACATTGATAACAATTATCAAAAGCCCTGGTCCGATGTTTTAAGCTGGTTTTTGACAAGTTATCTGGATGAGGAATGCCCCGGTAAATTGACTTTTTTAAATTTTCTTGAATGTGAAGAGGTTCCTGAAAGCCTTTATTCAATGGTTGTTTCTGACCTTTTCCCTAAAGAATTAACTGAAGAATTTATTGGATTGGTATGATTACGGTTTGTTTGACTTCGTGCGGTCGGTTTGACCTTCTGACAAGAACAATTGAAAGCCTGATAAAGCATTGGGATGGGCCAAAACCAGTAGCATTGTATATTTATGAAGACTCTGGTGTTTCAATAGGCCAGGAAATGACTTATTTGATAAAAGATTATTGCAGAAACCTTTGCCCCGTAACAGTTTATGCGGACAGTAAAAATGTTGGTCAAATAACGGCTGTTGATCGCCTTTATTCACTGGTAGAAACGCCATACATTTTTCATTGCGAGGACGATTGGGAGTTTTACCAAACAAGCTTCATTCAATCCAGCCTGGACATTCTTCAGCACGAACCAAAGGTTATGCAGGTCTGGTTAAGGGATCCAAAGGACCGCAATGGACATCCTGCATCTGGACCGATTCACACGCATTTGCGGACGCATTACCAGCACCTTTCAAAACTTCATGCCAGAGGTCAATGGAGGGGATTTTCTTTCAATCCTGGCCTTCGTAGGCTATCGGATTACCAAAGACTATTCCCAAATGGCTATGCGGAGAAATGCACATGGGACAGAGCAAAACCTTGGATGGCAGAAAGCCAGATCGGTCAGGTTTATTGGCGAAATGGGTTTGTGGCTGCTACCTTGTTGAGAGGGTATGTGAAGCATTTGGGTCAAAACAGACACATTTATTGATTATTTTGCTATCTTTGCATTGCTCGTCCGATATGAAAACATTAAAAACTTTTGCCCCTTCTGTATTGCCTATTCCCGTTCGGGAGTCGGACGAGCCTTTACAGTCGGGGCAATCTTTTTTTATGGAAAATGAAATTTGGAAAGACATTCCCGGATACGAAGGAGTTTACCAAGCAAGTTCTTTAGGAAGGATAAAATCAACTTACCGGCAAAAAAGAATCCTAAAGCCCCAAAAAGGGACGAAGTATCACCATGTTAGGCTTAGTAAGGCCAAGGAAATTACTATTCATTTGGTTCATCGATTAATAGCAAAAACTTTTTTAGAAAACCCTGAAAACAAAAGGACCGTAAATCATATTGACGGAAATCCATATAATAATATTGTCCAAAATCTTGAATGGGCTACCCATACAGAAAATATAAACCATAAGATTAAAATATTAAAAAAGGGAATAGGCAGGAAAGGAAAGGTGCAAAAATTAAACAAAGAAATTGTTTTGCAAATACGGCAATCAGAATTGTCCTGTTTAAAACTAAGCAAACAATACAATGTTTATGCTTCTACTATTTGGAACATAAAAACAAAAAGAACTTGGAAAAATATCTAAAAACAACAACTTTTCCAGCTATTACAGCAGACTTTTTACCGGGAATTTTCCCGAACACAAAGATTTTTTTGAACAACGAAAATTAAAAGAGAAATGAAAGCAGAAGAATTACGCATTCGTAATTGGGTAAAGCACCCAGATTATCAACATCCAATACAGGTGAATGCCTATGGGATTTTGGTTTGTTCGGAAAAGGAACATTTTGAGCCTTTGCCATTAACCGAAGAATGGTTACTGAGGGCGGGGTTTGTGCAGGAGAAAAATACTTTTTATTCAGACCACTTTGACTACCAACTGCAATCAAATAAAGACGGATTTGTCTTTTACCATGAACAGCTTTCTGCCTTTTATGGAACAGAAATAAAGTTTGTCCACCAAGTCCAGAACCTTTTTTTCGCTTTGACAGGAACCGAACTCGCATTTAAAACCGAAGAAACAAAATGATTATCCCACTCTTACCCTGGCGTGAAAAGTTCACCCCAAACCAATATGCACAGGCAATCGAGGACTGCATAACCTCAATAGATCAAATAAAGAAAGGCCGGATTATCAAGGCTGATTTGATTTCACAGCAATCTAAGGCTTTTGGAGTGAGTGAAATTCAGATTCGCACTATAATGGGCAAAAGCCGTTCTTTGCTCGAGGATGTGAATAAAGACCTTGTTGTCCCAACTTATTTTGGAGAAAGAGAATCAGATATTGAAGATGAAGATAATTGAATTTAAAGACCAGATTTATCCAGCATTTCAGGCCGAAGGCTTTGCGGCTCAGTTTGCTTTTCCCTTTGCTCAAAAGGTATGCCTTGGCAAAGGAGTTGATATTGGATGCAACAGGCCAGAATGGGCTTTCCCTGGTGCAATACCGGTGGACATTACAATAAACGATGAATACCATGCCTTCCATCTTCCAAAGGAATTGGACTACATTTTTTCCTCACATTGCCTCGAACACTTGCCAAATTGGGTTGAAGCTTTAGATTACTGGATTTCTGAATTGAAGCCGGGAGGAGTTCTTTTCCTCTATCTTCCAAACATGGATGAACAGCACTACTGGAGGCCGTGGAACAACCGTAAACACATTCATTATTTAACGCCAAAGATTGTTTACAATTATCTGAACAGCCGGGAAGACTTTGAGCATTTCTTTGTTTCGGATGGCGATCTAAATGATTCTTTCTCTGTAATATACTGCAAGTATGAAGGTAACGATTAACAATGAAAATTTTGTGGTTGATGGCCATGAATGGTTTTGGCCTACTTTGCCCCATTGGGAAACGAAGACCTTTGATGTTTTAAACCGCTTTGCAGACAAGGAAAAAGACTTCATTGATATTGGAGCATGGAACGGAGTTGTTTCTCTCCCTGCATCAAAGTTGTTTCGTCAGGTTTTGGCGATTGAACCAGATTACATGGCCTTTAATATTCTCAAAAGAAACATCCAAATAAATAGCATTGAAAATGCTATGCTTTGGCAGATGGTAGTTTCTGACTTTGAAGGCAGAACGGAGTTTTACGGGAATACGGGGGACTCAATGAGTAGTGCCTTAAAAAGGGATGAACACTTGGAGCCAACAGAAGTACGGTGCATTACTCTGGAAAGGATTCTAAAAGAATATTTTGCAGGGCAAATCGGCCTAATCAAAATGGACATTGAAGGTGGTGAATCTTTGGTTTTGCCGCATTCAATCGAAATCCTGCGAAAACTGAAACCACCAATGTACGTCAGTTTTCATCCTGCCTGGATTCCTGAATTCGACAACTTTTTGGAATCAATAGAGCCTCTATTTGACTTCTATACTTGCGAAGACCTTAATGGTCAAAAGTTCAGCTTTGCGGGTTTTTGCGCTCAGGTCAATGCCGGGAACCATAGCTTTTTATTTTACCCATGAAAACGGGCATAGTTATTCCTGTATTCAATCGGCCTCAGTACGTGAAGCAATGTTTTGAATCCTTGGCATTGGCTAAGTATCCGCATGAGATTGAATTCTACGTCGTAAATGATGGAAGTTCTGATCCGACTATTCCAATCATTCTGAACGAGTTTAGGGCACAGGGTTTCCCGGTTTTTATACACAACCACCCCCGAAACTTTGGCGTTTCCAAAGCAATCCTGACTGGCTTAAACGAGGCAATAAAAAATGGATGCACTTTTTTAATGATCCTGGACAGCGACGCTATTGTAAAGCCAAACTTCTTTGAGGTTCTTTTCGACCTTAAACTTCGGTTTTTGGGAAATATTGTTTCCGGGTTTAATACTCAGACAGTTGATTCAAAGACCTTGCAAATAAGGCATAAGACCATTGATTCTTTTGGCGATTACGTTACTAAAAAGACTATTGGAGGAATCAATATGTTTTTCAATTTGCCGCAGTTTCAGACCATTGTTTTTCCTGCGCTAAAAAGCTCCGGACATTGGGATTGGAATGTTTGTTCCCGAAGCAAATCCCCTTTTATTGTTTCAAAGCCTTCAGTCGTTCAGCATATTGGAATCGAAGAAGGCAAACACTTAAAAAATCCAGATATAGCTTTTGACTTCGATGAATAACATTGTATTACAGCCTCACGGGATTGGGGACCATATCTTTTGCCAACAACTGATTAAAGAGATTGCCAATGGTCCTATAGTGTGGCCGGTGCTTGATAAGTTCTTGCCAGGGCTGAAAGCAGCTTACCCGGATATAACATGGATTCCTACTGGCATTATTCCCGGAACCTGGGAAAATATTAAAAGGGACCAAGCAATCCAGAACAATCGAATAATCCCTATCCGGTTTGCTGATCAGATTCAAAGAGTGCCCTATCAATTCTGCATGAGGTCCAAGTACGATATGTACCAACTTGATTGGAAGACATGGAACCATTCAACTTATTGCAGAAACATGGAAAAAGAACTGCATCTTTTTGATTTGGTTGTTTCAAATCCAGATGAACCGTTTTGCCTTGTCAATCGAAACTTTACCAGCGTAGGCAATAAAGCCGTTCAAATAAAACCTGATTCTGGGTTGCAGATTGTCGAAATGCAAGAGTATTCAGGATTCAGTTTGTTTGATTGGTCCTTGGTTATTGAAAAAGCCACAGAGATTCACACCGTCAGCACTTCAATCATTTACCTTTTGGAATTGCTTGAATTAAAGTGCAAAGACCCGCATATTTACATCCGCAGACCTGATGAGTCAAACCACAAAAATTATGACTACATACTGCGAAAACACAATTACCAGCTTATGAATTAGTGTTAATAGGGTTTTACGAAAAGAAAGGGCCGGAAATATTTTTCGGCTTTTTTTATGGCATCTTCTGCACCTGCTGAATCAAAGCGGAATCCTCACAATTAAAACAAAGCGTTTCCCGATCAAGGTTCAACTGCCTTGCCCATCCTTTTAGGGCAGCCTGATATTCCTGCAGAAACGTAGCTTGGTTTCTTTCGGTTATTTCACGGTTACCCTGGGTGAAATAGTTGAACCGTTGCGATGCCAATTTGGTTCGCAGGATTTCAGCGCATAGCAATCTGGCCCAGGCATCTACTAAGTAATTCCTTTCCGAACAAATAAACGAATCCAGACTGCACATTAGTTCTGCATCCCAATAAATCCCTGATTGGTTGTCGTTGTTCCAATTTACGCCTAAGCCATAATCAAGAGGAGCCGAAATAGGAAAGTTTGACCATCCTTGGGTAAACCACCATGAAAACCGTGTTGCGCATTCCTGGTTAAACCATCCCCATCCATAATCAATAAAAGCACCGTTCAGCGTTGGAAGGTTTGTACAGTCAACCAACTGGGCAATGTTGATTTTGTCGAAATCTGAATACAGGATTTGGTTTATTGGTATGGTGTTCATGCCAGGAACCACGGTCGCTTCCTTTTCGTACAGCAACTTGCAATCCTGAGCCTGAAAGTATTTGATTGTGATTTCCACATCAACTTCCCCGGAATTATAGACATAAGCATTTTTAACCCGAAGCCCGATGTACTTACCTCCAGCAATCGAAGCAAAGATCCCCTTGTATTTCGCTTCTGGTCCAACGGGGTCGATCTGCTGCCATTGCTGATTGAAGACCTTTGAGGTCTGAAAAATAACCTGGTCCAGTCTGGCGTTTGCCATATCCGCTAAAACAGTCTGAATGTCGGTCTTGAGCTTCTGGTAAGCCTGGCGTTGAACGGATGCCCAAACGCCCAGGTAGGTTACCTGATCCTGACTGGCAATCTTTTCCAGTAGTTCAGAGGACATACCCGGATAGTCATTGATCCACAAACCTGAAATAGGTTCTTCAGTTGTGCAGGAGCGGAGTCCGATAAAGTCAGTTAAACAGGACATGGCAGAAAGTTTTTGCGAAAATAGGAGAAATATTTTTGGTGGTGAATGAAACCTTTTATACTTTTGTTGCGTTAGAGATCAAAAACAAAACAAAGTCATGAACATCTACGAAGTAATATACAGCGACGGCAAAACAGTTCTTGAAACATTTGCAGCTGATAACCTAACAGAAGCAAAGGCAAAAGCCAAAGAGAACCGGAGAAACTACAAAACAGCCCACTACCTGGTTCGCAGATGCTACCAAAGAGGCATCCGGGCAAATTCAGGAGAATCTTTCTGGCACTAAAACCAGCCCTTCGGGGCTTTTTTTATGAAAAAAACTAAAAGTTGCGCCGGTTGTAGGGCTTTAATTCACTATCAAACTGGCGGGTTTAGGTGCTATTTATCAAAGCAAATTGTAGAAACCGAAACCGAAGTTTTAGATCGAAGATTAGATGCCTATGTCAGACACGCTCCGGTTGAAGATTGTAAGGTAAAAACCGTAAAAGAAATGGTAAAAAAATCCTTGCTTGGTTAAGTGCGCCTAAGCCCTCTTAAACTTTTTCGCCTTACTCTTTACTGATTTCTTGCCAACACATCCCCATGCTTGCCTTGAAAGGTCGTTGGCGCATGGTGGATTCTTGCACTTCTTTATTCCTGATGACCTTGCACAGTAATTATCTCCCTTTTTGGTTCCCGGAGAAATAGAATAGCCTTTCGCCCCAAAACTTCTGGTTTTACCGTTTACCGTTGCTTTGAATTTCTTTTCTGCCATAGTGCGAAGATATGGTTTACTTCAATCCTGCCAATCCCCTTTTTTGAGCCAAAAGGTATTGGGTCTTTGTAATCGGATAAATGTCGTGGCGGCAACCAAATCCACCTAAAAAGGAAAAAATAGTAACTTCATTGGTCCCAGGCATTCTGCCATCCCAGCCTTTGAGTTTTGCCCAAGATTGAACCTCTGACTTTTTGAAGTAACGTCCTGCTCTTGCTTTGCAGAATTGCCGGGAATCTTCGATTAGCGTTCCTGCGTAGAAATAATATTGCAGATTCAAGTCTGTGGCTATGGTCTGATTGTATTCCCTGGAGAAGCCCATTATTGAATCCGATGTGGTTTGTTTTATGTAACGCTCCAAATAAGCTTTCTGCTGTGGCGTTCCTTCAATGAAGTTTTTTAGAACCTTCTGCAATTCAGTACGATTTGTTTGTCCGGCTGCATTTGCATTTAGCACCTCCGTTATCGCATTCTTAAAATTCTCCTTAATCTCCCCGCCAATCAATCGATCCCTGACCACTGAAATATTGGCCTTCAAAATTTCTTGGTACAATTCTTCCTTAGCATTATAGCCATCAATCAAAGTGCTGAAATAACTGTCCGAAAGATTCTTGATTTCCCGGAACCCTTTGACCAAATCCTGAACCTGTTTAATGTACTCCGGATTTGTTGAAATCGTTGCTGCGATCTGATTTTTGAGAGAAATAATCGCCCGGATGTTTGCGGCCCTGTTTTTTGGGTCCAGCGGAATGTCGTTGGTCAGTTCAATAACCTGATTCGACAAGTCTTTGAAGACAACCGGTAAACTGTCATCCATCTGCTTTTCAAGCGATGCCTGAAGCCTCTGAATCTCCCGGATTATTTCAAGCTGCCTGTCGGTTACTGCCATGCACCAAAAGTAAAATAATTTTTCTGGTTTGAGATTTGTTTGTAGTTTTGTTGCAATATGACGGCAAACATTTACTTAGGGGATTGCCACGACGTTTTGAAAAAAATTGAAACAGGCAGCATTGATTTAATGTTGACAGATCCGCCTTATGCGGTGACTCAAAATCAATGGGATGTAGAAATACCGTTGGCCAAACTATGGGAGGAGTGGGAGCGGGTCGTGAAGCCAAATGGAGCATTTATTTTTACTTCTCAATTCCCCTTTACTATTGATCTAATACTTTCTAAAAAGGACTTGTTTCGTTATGATTTAATTTGGTACAAGCCTCTTGGATCAGGTTATCTCAATGCCAACAAAATGCCCATGAGAAACCATGAACACATTCTGGTTTTTTACAGAAAGTTACCTACCTATAATCCACAAAAAGGAATTGGCGAAAGAAAAAGGTTTAATAGAAAACACGACAGAAACGGACCCAATTATGGCAGATTTGCGACAGAGGAAACAAGTAATTTTTATGACGACAAAGGGATGAGAAATCCACAAAGTGTAATTGAATTTAGCAATGGGGACAGAACTTCTGAAAGCGACCATCCAACTCAAAAACCGATAGCACTTTTTCAATATTTAATCAAAACCTACTCCAACCCCGGAGATACTGTTTTTGATGGATATTTAGGAAGCGGGACCTGTGCCCATGCAGCAATATCAGAGGGGAGAAGTTTTGTCGGCTCCGAGAAAGACCCCGACTACTTTGCCGCTGCCAAAAAGCGGATTGAAAACCACGTTAAGCAACTTCCATTATTTGGCCCTGTGCCGACAATCAATTTCTTTGATTAAACCACCTCAACTAACGGCACAATCCCGGCTTTCACATCCTTCTGCTTTGCAATAGCCTTTTCGTTCAGGTCTTTTCGCTGTTCGGACCTTGGTTTTAAAATCCAATCCGGGTTTTCCTCCATGAGTTCGTTTACGAATAGTTCAAGGTAGGTCGACAAAATGAAATCCAAGGCAGAACAACCACCTGAATCCCTTGTTAAGACCTTTTCATCCACGGTTTTATTTGGCAATGGGTCAAGTGCTGTCAGGGCTTTCATTAGCTTTAACTGCATTGAGTCGGTGCCATAGATTTTCTCAGTGTAGTCGTACTCCAAACCTTTGATAATAACCGGATTGAAACCGTCTTTTAAGGCTTTGCCTAATTGGTCTGCAATCATTTCAGCAGATAGGATGTCGAAGTCAGTTGGAACTGTAATGACTGGTTTTGCGGCCAAGAATTTCTCATCTGTAAATCCGGTGTTTTCGCCAATGATTCCAAGGGCAATAAGCCTTTGACCGTACATTATCATTGATGAACGGATATACACCGAAGCCAGATGCACTGCAACCTGGTAAAAGAAAGTATTGATTTCTTTGCGGTCGTATTGCTTTGCGAGTCCTGACTGGGCAGCAGGAACAACCGAAAGAAGTTCCAAACCAATAGCCTGAAAACCCCTGAAGATGTTGTTTTCGATATCCTCTTTTTGCGCTTTGAGGGATTCAGTGTCCCGGGTAACATATCCAGCCGGAGGAGTTGGAACCGTTGCTACTGATGGATTCAGAGCGTTGGGAACCTGAGCATTGATGACAATTTCAGTAAAGGGGGAACCTTCGCTTTGGCCCGTTCCGTTACAATCCCCACACTTTGTTTGTTCGTTTTTATTATTGACACTAAATCCAGTGCCACGACAGGTTTTGCACTTTTGGCCTCCAATCCTCCATTTCTGAGGATTTCCGTGCATAGCCCAATTTATTATCAGGTCTGAGTGCCTGTAAAGCACCTCATCCCATGCTGGTAAACATGGGCTTAAAATGCTGTCGTAAACCCTTTGGCCTTCTTCGATTTCTTTAATGATGAACCCGACATCAACAACAGGCAATACAGGGCTTTCGAATTCGTAATTGTAATAAACAAAAACATCCTCGTCGTACTTGTAAGCCTTGGTTTGCCTAATCAGCGCAAAACCGTTTTTATCAACGGCTAAAAACTGATCCCATTTAACCTGTTCTTTATCTTTCCATTTGCCAAAGCGGACAACAATCATGTCGTCCCTTTTATAGACTATGTCCTCTGAACAAAATATCTGAGGATAAGGGAATTTCGGGTCAAATACTGGATTTTCAGGGTTTTTCTTGATTTCTTCAAGGTTAGGCAAGAAAAGAACTACTGCATTTGGGTCTTTGAGATATTCCTTTAAGAAAGGGCCAAAAAGCCAAGCTGATAGCTTCCCAAACTTTGGCACATTGCCTTCGACATACTTCGAAAGGCTGTTTTCTTCCGTTACTCCGGTTTCTGCAACATTTTCGTTAAACCGGATTTTCCAATCGTCTGCCTGACTGATTTTCTGAAGGGTGGTGTAAACCCTTCCGGTACACATCATTGTGACCGATGTCCACCTTTTATCCCGATAGGCTTTTGCCCAAGATTCTTCGCCTGGGTGCTGATGCTCAAGTAAATGCTCAGGATAGTGTTCGGAGAAATGCGGGTAAAGGCTTTCAGCAATTTCCCTTATTTCTTCGCCAAATTCATCCTTCCCATCCCTGTAATCAGGGTGGTTTAAAGCCTCAATGGCTATCCTAAGCATTACTTCTGAGATCATTTCAGTTAGGCGGTAACAGTTACAACAACATCAAGAGTGCCATACACGCATCCGGTTTCGCTGGTTACCACAACCGTCAGGGTATATACCCCGGTTTCGATTGGGTTCAATTCCAGCTCTGCGGTTGTTTCATCGATTGTAGCCCCCAAAGCATCCACAACGTCCTCTTCTGAACCTAAAGACCAAACGATATCCGGCAAAGAGCCTGATGGTAGGGACTGATTCAAAGTGGCCGTGTAAGCTGTGGTGTCACCTGATGAAATAGTGGTTGAGATGGTGTCAATTCCGTCAATTTCGTAGGACAAACCTTCGAGAAGAACATCTGTATTAAATACCACAGGAACCGGATTGTCGTCAGATACCCATTTCACGGTTACCTGACCCATGATAAACTGAGTCAAGTCGTCCTGAATAACAGGATCCCCGATGACAGTTACTTGATTCCCGGCAGCATTCCAGACCTGAGCAGGAGTGAAGTACCAGAAATCGTAGTTCTGAGAGGTGCGCAGGATTTTATTGTAAAAATCAATATTGCCCTGACCCATAATCTGAAGGTCGTTGATATTGACAGTATGCGTTTTCGCACCAGGGCGATTGATACGCATTCCTGATCCTGGCAGTTCAGCAGTTTCCGGTCTTGGCTTTTCCCCTGAAGTATTCAGAATCAGAAAGGCATTTCCGGCAAGTTGTTGCTCCCAAAGTGAATCCTGCAAAGCCGTAGCCGTTGAGGTATCAATCTGAGAACGTACGCTTTTCTTAGTAAGGGCAAAGGCAATAATCCTTCCCTTTTCGTTTACGTCGCACGGAGGGTTGCGATAGCAGCCATCAGATGGACAGTTGGTTTGAAACATTGTATTAACAGCCTATGCAGGCGTTATTATCGGGCTGGAAGCCCTGAAGGAGTGCCTGGAACTTGACCATTGATAAGTTCCGATAAGTTGACTCAGTGGTGTTGTCTTGGGTGGTGGCAACTTCCAATTCTCCACTGACGAATATATTCTGACCGTTCCACACAAAAGCGGGATGTCTGGTGGCAGCAAACAAAGCATTCTGGGTGTTCAAGTCGATATAATCTGTTTGCAAAGAAACGGATTTATCTGAATTAGACATTGGCCTTTGATACGTTCCGTCTGAATTCCTGTAAATCGATTCTTCGATCTGGATAGTTTCTCCGCCACCGTTTAAGTCAATACGGGCAATTTGTTTCCAACCATATAGGTATTCGAAGCCTTCCCGGATTGTATAACCACTATCCCAAAATTCAACCAAGGTTGAAAAACAGTCATCTTCCCGATACTGAAGCGCATTTGAAACCGCATAGATTTCGAAGTCCTCGGTGTAGGAATCCTGACCATACAGGCAAATCCGGTAGCACCCTTCTGAAATACCTGGAATAAGTGCAGTGGCTTGGAATTGTGTTCCAACGGTTGTGTTTGCTTCAGTAACCCGGAACCACATATTGTTTTCAACAATATTTGGGAGGAAAGTGTAAGCCCCGATGCCAAGGAAGCATTCTGCTCCGGTATAGGTGCAAGTTATGGTGATGGTTTGGTCGTCGTTTACGGAAGCGGAAACAATTAAGTCTTCGGGCCATGCAAAATCGTTAATGAGGTCGGCAAAATCAGCAGTTGAAGTACAGGCATAAATATCAGCCCTTGCAAGCAATCCCAATCCAGCACCAATTCCGCCATCCTCATTTACATAGTAAAAATACATTCCATCAAATTCCCCAGGTCCGGGGCTGAATGTGTTTTTGATGCTTAGAAATGGTTGAATATTATCGTTTGAATCATAAAACCCTAATTGAGTTGAATCAGCCAAAGGAAGTTCAGCCGTTCCGATCTGCCCGACAAAATTGCCATCTGAATCCAGCAATCCTACAAGGCAGGATTCCAGCCCCGAAAGATTCCCTGAAATCAATGGCACATTAAATTGGTATGTATCTCCCGGCTTAATTGGTCCCTGATATGTTTCTCCAGGTGTTGGGCAGGCTTCGAAGTCCACAAATTCAATATCGTACCAGATTGAATTGTACATCAAACCGGTGTTGGGTTCGTATGGAAGCAGTCCAGCAAAATCCTGAATAAAAATCGAAGCATCTGGTTCTGTAAGACACACAAACCTTTGCCATAGCCATACCCCTCCCGTTTCAATGCCTGAGATACGAAGTCCGATGTTTGATGTGGACCATGTAAATTCCACCTTATTTGTCGAATCGGTTTCAGCAGTAAAAGACCACCCCGAAGGTCTGACAAACAAAGCGGCATAAGTAATTATGTCGGCCCGGGTAATGCCTGATTGAAACCCTTTCTTGACAATCTTACCTAAAACTGTTAGAAAGAAGCTTTCTTCTGAATCCAATTCCCTAAGCGAAAACCTATAAACAGGTTCAGCAGGTAGTGTTTGTTCGGGCGTTCTGACGGCTGTGGTAAATCGTTCTGAATAAGTCACATCCTGACATCTGGCCAATCCAGAAACGGCAATATTCCCCTGAATGTCATAAGTATCTGGAAAGATTGCAGCCCCGGATTGCTCTTTTATCAGGATGGATTGACCAGCTTTGATTTCTTCGGGAAACAAGGCTTCTGAATAGTCCCCGGTGAATGAAACCAAAGGATTCACTGTGAACGTCGTTCCGGTTATGGTCAAACCATTAAGCCCAACCGAAACCTCTATAAACTGCGTTGAATAAGTCGCAAATAGTTGTGGGTTCTGGATGGTCAGGGTAATAGTTTGAACACCAGACAGCGCAGGGAAAGGCTTTGGTTTTACAAGTTCAAAGCCACCAAAATAAGGTGTTGCGTTGTATTCATCAATCTTAACCTGAATCGCAGCAAGTAGCTTTCCAAGGCTTTGCCCGATATTTTGCCCGTTGGTAAATTCGCCATGTAGGTCAATCAATAACTGACTGATGTAGCCAGCCAGATTGCCAAATCCAGCGTTTGCCGTTGCGGGTTCAAATCGGTAAAATGGATGTGGTTTGCCCATTATGCAATACTAATATCAGCAATTACAGAAAAGTCATAAGAGCCATTTGAGCCAGCATCCAAAAAAAGAGTCAAGTTGTTGGCATCCTGTTTTTCAACGTATAATTCTGTAATACTGGTAATAAAGTCGGCAACACGAAACGAAACAGAAAAGGCGACATAAGTAGACCCAACTGAAACAGTTGTAGGAACTGGTATTGTTAGTGTTCCCGATCCAAGAGCTGAATAAGTCAGGTTCCCATAGATAGAAATTCTTGCTATTTGACCGATAATGGTAAAATAATACGCATTGATTGTCGCCGCTGTAATGGCTGTTCCGTCCGGTGCAAATAGAGCCAGCAAAGCAGAATCCCCAGAAAGGTCCTGCCCTGTATTATTGGCATAAAACACATAATTCGCCCAACTCCCGGAATGAAATATCCGGTTGATTATGGTTCCCGCAGTAGCATAGGCAGTTCCTCCAACCGTTGCTGTCCCATTTCTGACAAATACGGTGAACCCTTTGCCTTCAGCCGGTGTTGGGTCTGTATAGGTTGCTGATGCGACATTGACATACGTCTGCCCGTTTTCGGCTGTGGTATTGCCCGAAACAACAACCGGAAGGAAGTTTACCGAATCAATGAAATCTTTGTTAAAAGTATTTTCCAAAGGGCCGGTAATCGCCTTTACACCATTCGCTGTGAACAGTGAATCATTAGCGGTAACCATTTGCGCCCGTGTTTTCTGTGCCATTTTATTTCTTAATTTGAAAAGTCGTCTGAATAATCATCTGAGTAATCCCCCAAAGGAGGGATTTGATATGCCAAAAGTAAGGTTATTTCGGATATTCCTGAACTTGGATCCACAGGCTTATTGTTTGCCGTCCTGATGAAGCCATAAAAGGTTTCCTTTCCTGAGTTCACTTGAACATATCCGGTTCCTGGTGTAACCATTGACAGGAAGTCGCACAAGGATTGAGGGACGGAGAAATCAAGCCCGATTGGCTTTAAAACGTAGGGCTGCGCAAAGGTATTTAAAATCGAAGGGCTTATATCTTCCGATTCAGCCAGGACCAACCCTCCATTCGGTTCTAAACATTCATTTGGGGCAGACTCCCCCGCTATTCTGGAACTGTAATCAGTGTAATATTCACCAACTTGAAAGAACAGTTTTGCCCGATTTGTCGGAAGGCCAAAAGTGTGCATTCCAAGCCAAGACCAAAACCTTGCTGCATTTCTGGCTGGGCTTATTATTACGTTGTAAATCCTTTCGATTGGGCTGTTGGATTCGGCAATAAAGTTTGATCCCCAAGAAACAGTTCCAGCAGGAAAAGTTACATCTCCGGTTTCGTCCTCAAAGTTGTATCCAGTAAACTCAATGTCTTCGATTAAAACTGTGTTGTAGTTCAACCAGATTATGAACGTGTCATAATCGTTGGGTCTGTCTGAAGAACCTGAATCTTCCCGAAGGTTTGGAAGTCTTCGCAAAAACTCAATGGCATAGCCTGATGCTACTAAATTGCTGGTTAAGTTAAGTTCTGAAGTTGAATCCTCCTTCCTGGCTTTGTTGTCAATAAAATAGCTTCTTTCAGTATGAATTTCATAAATACCGGCAACGGCAATGTTTTTCCATTTGTCGCTATATCCAAGGGTTACGCTATTGACAATCTCATCTGAAAGGGCGAATTGCTTAATCTGTGAAACCTTGTTAAAAACGGCAATAGGAGTATCCAACGAATAAAAATACCTTCTTGGTTCAACCCTGATTTTCCAGCTTCCATAAGTGTCCTGCTCAAATTGCCATCCAAGGCAGAAAATGCGGTCCAGACCCTCAAAAATCTGTTTCCAGGAGGTTTTTAACTGATAAAGGTTTGGTTCATCTTCATCGCTTGGGCAACCATTTGTGGCTGCAAAAACTGTGGATGCGTTACGAATGTATAAGCCATTTGTCAACAAGAAATTCCACATACAACCTGTAAAGGGCGTAAAGAAATCCGAAACTAAACCAAAGGCATCCCCAGTCATTTGCTCAATTACCCTTTGCAAAAAGTTGAATGGGTAAAGACCTTGGCAGGTTGTTGCGAATGCAGCCGAATTATTTTCCGTGATAATTAAACAGCATTCTTCCACCTGTAATCCCAAATTATGATTATCGTCCGGGTCTGGCGTTGTTCCTGGCTTTACATTGCCATCTCCGCCCCATTGCATGAAAATATAAACCTTGTCTTCCGGGTCCAAAGTCAGTGTCTGAATTACATCAAAAGCCCAATCAACCGGAACCTGCGGCCCTCCGGAAACCCGGTTGGAAACCGGACTTGTGTAAAGGTAGTACCTCTGGGTTTCGACAAAAGCGCCATTCAAAACCTGAATTGAAAAGGCAATGTTTGCTGTATCTCCAGGGTAGCCAGTGCCCCAAACAAAGTCGCCACTTGCTTTTATTGAAAGGTCAATTATCCTTACAAATTCTGAGTCATTAACAAAGCAAGGGCTGAATGTTGTGTACTTAGTTTGAGTCGGATTGAATGTCTTGCCAAATGCTCCTTTAAAGTCTGAGTTGCGAAAATAGGCAGGAAGTAAAGCCGCAAAATTATCCAGAATCCATCCGGCATTGGTATAGAACAGGGTTGTGGTTTGAACGCTGTAATTCCCGGCTCTACCCTGCAAAAACAATTCCTGGGTATGCAGTCTTACGGTTTCAAGCTGAAGTTCTGATATTGGGTTTTGATCCAGGTCAATTTGTTTGAGCAAATCCAGTTCAACATTTTGCCTGGCCAGGAATTTTTCTCTGAAGTCTTCTTCTAAAACACCAACGGTAATCTGCCATCCAGTTTGGCTTTTGGTCTTTTCTTCAGACCATACCGAAAAGTCTATAAAGCCATTGAAAACGTATTGACTACCATTTACATTGGTCTGAGATTCAATAGTAAATGGAGTAGTGGCATTAATAAAGTTCTCGTTGTAAATGTTTTTGAGCAACACAGCCGAACTTCCAATGAAAGTCAATTCAGTTGTAAAGGGCTGATCCATGCCGTGTGATTCCAGCCTTTTGGCAAAAAA